GAGGCAAGGACCAGAAAAACTACTCGAACTTCCTCTTGGTTTAGCACTTAACAAATCTAAGAAAGAAAATAAATGGAAAGTTTACTTCAAAAACAAGTTGAGTTAAAAAGAAGAACAAGCTCTACTGTTCCGTTTGGATATAGGTTGCATGATAAAGATGAAAGATACATGGAACCCATTGACAAAGAACTTGAAGCTTTAGAAGCTGTAGAGGGTATGATCGTAAAAGAAGAAATATCTCTTCGTGACGGCTGTGACTGGTTAGAAAACTACACAGGTCGTAGTATTACTCCTATGGGTTTAAAAAAAATAATAGACAGAAAGTATGGAACAAGACAAGAAAGATTGGGAATTATATCCTGAGAAATACCAGACCGAAGAAGACGGTGTTACATTTAAGTTAAAAAAAGATGGAACACCTCGTAAAAAAGGCGGTAGACCAAAAGGAAGAAAATCTAATTACCATTATTCGACAGCAACCAAAGCAAAGATAAATGCCAGAAGATCTGTTAGTAAAAAGAAAAAGAAGATTAAACAACTTCAGAATCAGATTAAATCCCACAAAACTCATTTAAAAAAACAAACAGAAGTACTCAACAAACTTGATAAGAAAACAGACAATCAAGTTGTTCTTGATACAGACTTAGAAGCTCTTAACCCAAGCACACAAGCACACATTCAGCACAACCCCGAAGAAGCTGTAGTCTTTCATCCGAATGATGGACCACAGACAGAGTTCTTAGCAGCAGGTGAAAAAGATGTACTCTATGGAGGCGCAGCAGGTGGTGGTAAGTCTTATGCAATGTTAGTAGATCCGTTGAGGTACGCACACAAGAAAGCCCATCGTGCTTTGATACTTCGTAGGTCTATGCCAGAACTACGTGAGCTTATAGATAAAAGTAGAGAACTTTATCCAAAAGCATTTCCCGGATGTAAGTTTCGTGAAGTAGAAAAACTATGGAACTTTCCAAGCGGAGCAAAAATAGAGTTTGGCTTCTTAGAAAAAGATGCAGATGTTTATCGCTATCAAGGACAAGCATACAGTTGGATCGGCTTTGATGAGATTACTCACCTTCCTACAGAGTTCGGTTGGAACTACTTAGCATCACGTTTAAGAACCACAGATCCTGACATAGAAACATACCTTAGATGTACTGCAAACCCCGGTGGTGTTGGCGCACATTGGGTTAAAAACAGATACATAGAACCTGCGGAATCAAATAAAAGTTTTATTGGGCAAGATGGATTAACAAGAAAGTTTATTCCTGCAAAGCTAGACGACAATCCTTATCTAGCTAACGATGGAAGATATGAGCAAATGCTTAAAGCATTGCCTCCAATACAACGTAGACAACTCTTAGAAGGTAACTGGGATGTCGCTGAAGGCGCTGCCTTTGTTGAGTTTGATCCAACAGTCCATGTTATCGAGCCTTTCTTTCTTCCTATTACGTGGGAAAGAGTAAAAGGCATTGACTATGGATACTCTTCGGAGAGTTGTTGTTTGTGGGGAGCGATAGATAGAAGTGACGGAACTTTGATAATTTATAGAGAATTATACAAAAAAAACTTGACAGGACTCGATTTAGGTCGTATAATAACGGAAATGGAAGTAGAAGATCCGTTTTCTGTCCAAGGAGTCTTAGATACGGCAGCTTGGGCAAGAACAGGAACGACTGGTCCTACGGTTGGAGAAACACTACAACAGTTAGGACATAAGCTCAGAAGAGCAGATAAAAATAGAATACAAGGTAAGATACAGATTCACGAGTATTTGAAAGTTCAGAATAGTGGGAGTCGACCTAAATTACAAATTTTTAACACTTGTCCTAACTTGATTCGAGAACTACAAAGTATACCGTTGAGTAAATCTAAACCTGAAGACGTAGACACGAATGCATCAGATCATGCATACGATGCGCTACGTTATTTAATTATGAGCAGACCGAGAATCAACGATCCTCTACAGCGCATAAGAGAATTAAAAAAAGAATCTATCTACAATCCAGTAGATCCAGATTTCGGATATTAAAATATGGCAGAGAACGACAATACATTTATAGACAACGCAGACAATATGTTCTTTGAGGACATTGAAGGTGAGCAAGGTAAAGCGCTTGTCTTAGAAGATGATCAAAAATTAAACTTAGTAGGAATTATACAAGATCGTTTTTCAGATGCAGAAACTGCAAGAATATCACACGAGCATAGATGGTTAAAAGCTTATCGTAACTACAGAGGTTTATACGATAAACATATTAAATTTAGAGAGTCTGAGAAGTCTAAAGTCTTTGTAAAGATTACAAAAACCAAAGTATTAGCAGCTTTCGGACAATTAGTAGATGTTGTTTTTGGCACAGGTAAGTTTCCAATCGGTGTACGAGAAACTAAAATGCCTGAAGGAATATCTGAATATGCGCATTTAGATACACAGAATCCATCTCCCGGAATCGAAACAAGCATCCCACAAGAAGAAGAAGTCATTGAGAATCCTTTTGATGTAGGATTTGAAGGAGACGGTAAAACTTTAAAACCCGGAGCTACCTTTAGCGCTGGTAAGTTTTTAGAAGAAGTAGCAGCAGAGGTTTTGTCAGAAGGTCCTAGTCCAATTCCCGAAGCCATTGAGATTAAACCTGCTCAAAGATCTGCAAGAAGAATGGAGAAGTTGATACATGATCAAATTGAAGAATCAAGTGGATCTTCTGAAATAAGAAACGCACTTCTAGAGTCTGCATTATTAGGAACAGGTATTGTTAAAGGTCCTTTTAATTTTAACAAAACTTTAAATCGTTGGGATGAAGAAGAAGGAGAAAGAGTTTATGCTCCTGTAGATGTTAGAGTTCCTAGAATAGAATTTGTAAGTGTTTGGGATTTTTTCCCTGATCCAGCAGCTACCAATATTGACGAGTGTGAATACGTATTCCATAGGCATAAACTAAACAAAAGTCAGTTACGTGCTTTGCGCAAAATGCCTTACTTTGACAGTGATGCAATACGTGAATGCTTAATGATGGGCGCAAACTACGAAGATAAGTACTATGATACGCAGTTACGTGACGAAGAAAACGATCAAGCATACGGATCAGATAAGTACGAAGTATTAGAATATTGGGGAATAATGGATGCCGAGTATATGCGAGAAGCAGGTGTCGATGTTCCAGACAGTGTAGATGATTTAGATGAAGTACAAGTTAATGCTTGGATATGTAACGGTAAACTACTAAGAGTGGTTGTTAATCCATTTACTCCGCACAGACTACCGTATCATTCGTTTCCGTATGAGCGTAATCCATACAGCTTCTTTGGTATAGGTGTTGCTGAGAATATGGATGATGCACAGCAAATTATGAATGGTCATGCAAGAATGGCTATTGATAATTTAGCATTGTCAGGGTCTTTGGTATTTGATGTAGATGAGTCTGCTCTTGTAGGCGGTCAATCAATGGAAATATATCCGGGTAAGATATTCCGCAGACAAGCAGGAATGCCCGGACAAGCAATACACGGATTAAAGTTTCCTAATACATCTACAGAAAACATGATGATGTTTGACAAGTTTAGACAACTAGCAGATGAACAGACAGGTATTCCTAGTTACTCACACGGACAAACAGGAGTACAAAGTATGACAAGAACTGCTTCTGGTATGTCGATGCTATTAGGTGCAGCTAGTCTAAACATTAAAACAGTTGTAAAGAATTTAGATGATTTCTTGTTAAAGCCTTTAGGTGAAGCATACTTCCAATGGAATATGCAATTTATGGAAGGTAAACTAGGAATCGAAGGAGATTTAGAAATTAATGCTATGGGTACAAATAGCTTGATGCAGAAAGAAGTAAGAAGTCAAAGATTGACTATGTTCTTGCAAACTGCACAGAGTCCTGCTATTGCACCGTTTGTTAAAATTTCTAAATTGGTTAGTGAACTAGCCTACAGTTTGGATCTTGATCCTGAAGAAATACTCAACGATCCAGAGGAAGCAGCTATTATGGCACAAATTATAGGAATGCAAAATGTTGGACAAGAAACTGGCAATGAGGCTGCTACCGTTGGTGAACAACAAACCACTATGGGAAGCCCTGAAGGAACACCTGAACAACCGCAAGACGTTGGAGTTACAGGCACTGGTGGGGGCAACATCGGAATTGGAAGTGTACCGCAGTCAGGGGAAGATCAATTCTCTGGTAATGTTGGAACAGCTTAAAGAACAAGTAGAAGAAGCTACGAAAAGAAAAGAGGAAATTAATGCCTAATAAAAATAAACAGTATTATCAAGAAGGCGGTGAAGCAGTAGAAGATCAAATGGATGATCTTATGATGATGCCTGAAGAAGAAGAAATGGTTCCTGACGAAGAGATGGAAGACAACTACATAGATTTTATAGTCGGTGAGTCTTTGACTCCCGAAGACGAAGAATATTTGCTGACTGCACTTGAACAAGATGATCGACTAAGTATGATCTTTGATCAAGTTGTAGAAACAGCTTCAGAATTTGCAGGTTCTGGACCCGTTGAAGGTCCGGGAACTGGAATGTCCGATTCGATACCTGCTAGGTTATCGGATGGGGAATTTGTTATAACATCAAAAGCCACAGAAGAGATTGGTCCTGATAAGCTGCAAGGCATGATGGAGCAAGCTGAAATGGATGCTGATGCTAGACAAATGAGACAAGAAGGTGGGTATGTAATGCCCAAAGAGGAAGAAGAAGATACAAGTATTCAAATGGCTTCTCAACCTAAACAAACTGGACAAGCTTTAATGCCTGAACAGCTTCAAGATCGAGAAAACAAAAAGAATATGATGATGCTTAATCCTCGTAATACACTTCTTGCTCGTTAACCGTAGAGCCACCTGTCCTAGTCAGACAGCCCTCTACATTTTTAAAAAAGTAAAATACCTTTTGATGCCACCTTATTTAGGCAAGCACTTATTTAGAAGACGTTCTTGGAATAAGCCACCTTGGTAGAGTAAGCACAGAGGAAAGGAGAGTAAAATGACTGACAATGAAAATGTAGCTTCTACTGAAGAAGCAAAAAATGAACCCGTACCTAATCCGTACAACATGAGAAAATCATGGCATACGGAAGAAGTTATGCCGACAGCTAATGTTGATAGTGCTAATAGTTTATTTGTAGAACCTAAAACACCTGTTCAAAAAACAGAAAACAAGGAACCACAAGAAACTCAACAACAAGTATCTAAAGACGAAGCTTATAAAAAGCCTGACTATAAAAAAAGGTACGATGACTTGAAAAGGCATTACGATAGTAAGCTTAACGAGTTTAGAAGCAGAGAGCAAGAACTTATTCAAGAAGCAACCGCTTCAAGACCTGAGTACAAAGCTCCTAAAACTGTTGAAGAACTTGAACAATTTAAAGCACAATATCCTGATGTTTACGATGTGGTTGAAACTGTTTCACACTTACAAAGTGAAGCCAAAGTCGAAGAATTAAATTCTAAGATTGTGTCTTTACAAGAAAGAGAAGCAGCAGCCCTAAGAAAGGAAGCAGAGTCAGAGCTTTATAATAAGCATCCTGATTTTGTAGAACTTCGAGACAGTGATGAATTTCACGATTGGGCAAAAGAACAACCTGAAGATATTCAAGCATGGGTTTATAACAACCCTAATAATGTTGGTTTAGCAAGTCGAGCAATTGATCTATTCAAACAAGATATGGGTATTGCTTCTCAAGAGAAACAACAATCTCAAAAGAAGTCTAGGAGTTCAAGCTCACAGGCTGCGGATATGGTATCTACAAAAACGACTACTATAGATGCCACAGCAGAACCTAAAATTTGGACTCAAGAGGAAATCGCAAACCTGTCTATGGATGAGTTTGATCGTCTCGAACCAGAGATAGATCGAGCTATTGAAGAAGGCAGGGTTCGTGGTTAAAATTATAACTTTTAACATAAAAGGTAACTAAAATGGCTTATAATCAATCCGATGCTTTATTCGAGCCGTCAACTGATACTGATGCCAACTTTGCGAACTCCGTAAGCGGACAAACTAATTCCTTCTTCTTACCGAAGGTTTATTCCAAGAAGGTACTTAACTTTTTTAGAAAAGCCTCAGTAGCAGAAGCAATCACTAACACTGATTACTCTGGAGAAATTAGCGCTTTCGGAGATACTGTACGTATCATCAAAGAACCTACTATTACTGTTTATCAGTATGAAAGAGGACAAGATGTTACTCAAACAAAGTTGACTGACGTTGAAGAAACCTTAACTGTTGATGTAGCTAACGCTTTCAAATTCAAAGTAGATGACATTGAGAAATCTATGTCTCACGTAAACTTCAAAGAGGTTGCATCCTCTTCTGCTGCTTACGCTCTTAGAGATGCTTTTGATGAAGGTGTTATCGCTGAAATGTTTGCAGGTGTATCTAGTTCTTCACCTGACCATGTAATCGGTTCTGATAGTTCAACCGCAGATGCCACTATGACTCACGCAACCAACTCTGTTGACTTGCTTGGTTCTGATGGTACTGGTGTTGATGCTATCGACCTTATGGCTAGAATGGCTAGACTACTTGATGAGCAAAACATTCCTGAAGAAGGAAGATGGTTCCTAGCTGGTCCTACGTTCTACGAAGAACTCGCTAAATCAAGCTCCAAACTAATGTCAGTAGACTTCAACGCAGGTCAAGGTTCTATCCGAAACGGACTAGTATCAAGTGGAAAGCTACGTGGATTCGACATGTACAAATCAAACAATATCGCTGCAACATCTAATGCAACTGGTAAAGTTTTGGCTGGACATATTTCGTCTACCGCTACTGCACAAGCAATCACTCAAACTGAGGTTCTTCGTGATCCTTCAAGCTTTGGTGATATCGTTAGAGGACTTCACGTTTATGGCGCTGATGTTCTTAGAAGCGAAGCTCTTGCATCTGCTTTCTTTGTAATTGACTAATCGTTAATTTAAAGCAATAAAACGGTGTGTGGGAAGGAAATTTTATGTTCTCCTTCCCCATACTTAAAAGAGGAAACAAATGCCACAACTAGGAAATGATGCAAATCCTGTAGTTTTAAAAAACAAGAAAAAAGGAAACAGGAAATTAGGTCTAGCAGGAAAAAGAATGAATATGACTAGACAAGAAAGACAAACATACAATAAGAATTTTGATAGGATTTTTGGAAA